TGTCAGCGTCTGAGCCATTCATGAAGCGCGGGATGTTGAGGGCCAGCTGGCTGATGAAGTCGTTCAGTAGTTGCTGGCCGGCTTTCTTGCCTGTCGTGTCGGGGACGTGGAGCGAGCCGTTCTTACCCTTACGCTCAACCACGATGCCGTTAGACAGCTCAACGCGCAGCCTTGCGGGTGTTGCTCCGCCTTTGCGATTTGGGTCGGCAGGCTTCATCTTGTCGCCACCGAGCGCCCATGCGATGGCATCAAGTACGCTCGTCTTGCCCTGGGCGTTCTTGCCACCGATTACCGTGAGTCCGTCCTGGGCTGGTTCCAGCTCGACGGCGTGAATACGCTTGACGTTTTCCAACTCAAGCGATGCGATTTTTACACTCATGTACTACCTACTCTCTGGTTCTGTTTGGTTAATCCAATGGATCATGACTGCCGCGGATAAAAGCGCGACTAAAAACGCAGGCGCAAAGCCGAACTTCCACATCAGCCACAAGATGATGAGCGGCGTGACACCGCATAGGCTCATAGCTACAAGCGTGGGGGGCACCCCCCCTTTGACCCACCCTAAAAAAAGGAGACGGCACACCCCCCGCCTCGGTTTTTTTGCCCCGCTCCTGCGACTCTGCAAAGTCGTGGGAGCACTTTTTATTGCCTTCAACTAAACCTCCATCTCACGCATCCATTTAAGAAGTTCAGCCTTCTTAATGCGACGACCACGAACGTAACCATGTGGCAGAAGGCTTTTAAGCTCTCCGCGCTTGATGGCTGTACGAATTACCACACGCGAAAACCCTGAAATAATCGAAGCTTCGGCCACTGAAACCGTTAACTTCTCAGGCGTCTCTGTTGTTGGTGTCATGTAACCTCCTATTCCTTTTCATTAACGATGATGTTGTCTACCTTGCACCGTAGTACGTGGCAGATTTTTGAAAGAGTCACAAACTGTGGACCCTTAGTGAATCCAGTCTCTATATCGGCGATGGTTTGATAAGAAATGCCAGTTTTTCTGGTAATGTCGCTAATCGACATTCCTCTGTAATTGCGAATTGCTTCAAGTCTCTTTCCATCAATTCGTTCCATGTGCCTCCTTCCCGTTTGTCGATTTGTATAGGTCTACTAGATGGCGGGCGTCACCGGCTCCCCCGTCTCACGTCACATCTAGCTATTCAGCTTTCAAGGTTCAACAATCAAGTAGTGCGGTGGTGCTTAGTGCTTTACTGGCTGCTCGTCGATGATGTCTGTAATTGAGCACCCAATGGCTGCACATACAGCAAGCAGAGTCGAGAGCGCGGCGTTAGGGTTATCACCACGCTCCAGGCGGAAGATGGTGTCCTGTGTTACACCGCTCTCGTACGAAATCTCGCGCACTGTCTTGCCGCATGCTTTTCTCAGCTCGCGCAGCTTCTGTCCGTTCATGTTTTCACCTCCTTGGCTACACGGTGACCTTGTAGCATCTGTATATAAAAACTTATATACACGCTAACCGTGTACTATTTATAATAAGTAACCGTGTACTTGTCAAGTATATTTTTCGTATAAAATAATTAGTAAGCGAGTATTTTTCAGAAGGGGCAGGTTAAAATATGCTTTATGAGTTAAAAAATCTCCGCAAAGCGAGTGGTTTTACTCAAGCAAGCATGGCCGAAAAACTTGGAGTGCCGCTTGGAACATATAGAAACTGGGAGCAAGGAATATATGCTCCACAAGACATATCGCTTATTAAACAGATTGCTGACATTCTTCACGTGAGCATGGAAGCACTGTTTGGATATGATGCCTTCGAGCCTGGAGCGCTTGATGAAGGACTAAGTGACGAAGAGCAGTTCGTCTATGTCCCTCTCTATGGTCGAATTGCAGCTGGCCAGCCATTGTACATGGATGCAGTCGAAGACCACATTCTCGCACCACGTGAAATCCGCCGTCGTCATCCTAACGCGTTCTTCTTGACCGTCGATGGTGAAAGCATGAACAATGTACTGCCAAACGGGTGCTATGCGTTAGTAGATCCGGAGAAGAAGTCTCCCGTTGTGGATGGCACGGCGTACGCGGTCTGTGTGAATGGCTACGACGCAACCATCAAGCGTATCAAGCAACTAGAAAACGGCGTGGAGCTTATCCCAGACTCCAAGGACCCTACCTTCCACGCTCAAGTCTACGATAAAACGGTGGAAGGCACGGAGTCCATCACGGTCATCGGTGAGGTGGTGTGGTATTCCATACCATTTGATTTCAAGATCTAAGAGGAGTGTATAAAGCCTAAAAGATTTTGTTGGACATAAAGAATAGTTACTGTCCAATAAAAAATTTTGTTGGTCAATAAACGGAATAAAAAGCTCCCTGCGTCCGCCAAGACAATACAGGGAGCAACCTCCATCTCGTTAGGAAGGTATATACATTATGCCACGAAAAGCGATGCGCAGTAACTGGGGCAGCGTAACTGAAATCGAGAAAAATAAACGCTACCGTATTCGGTATTGGTCGGAGACGTCCAAGGGATACCGCCGAGCGTCTGAAACGGTGCGCGGTACTAAGCGCCAAGCATACGACAGACTGGCAGAGCTTCGACTCAACCACTCGGAAGACGCGCCAACGCCCACGCTTGGCCAAGTATGGGATATGTGGGTGCTTCCACGACTGGAAGAACGCATCGCAGCTGGCGACATCTCAGAGACAACCATAGACGCATACAAGCGCACCTGGCGTCTTGTGTTTATAGGTCATGGCCGCGATAAGAATCCCGTTAACACTGTTCGCCCATTGGTTGTGCAGTCGTGGTTTGACGAGATGACTGTCTCTCATGCGAGAAATGCAAAGGTTATTCTCAGGCTTATATACTCAGAGTGTGAGCTCCGCGACATCTGCTCCGCTGATATTGCCAGACGCCCCTACCACATGCCGAAGAATGGCCAAAAGCGCGAGAATGGTATCTGGACGCTCGATGAATTACATAAGCTTTATGGATCTATCCGTGGCACATACTTAGAGGCGTGGTTTATCGCGGCGGCTTTCGGCGGCGCACGTGTTGGTGAGACGTTGGCCATTAGAAACGAAGAGGTTGAGTTGGTCGAATTCGACGGTGTTCCCGTGGCCATCATTCCAATTACCAGGCAGATGACGCAGAGTCACGGCGTTTCTAGCCGTCTAAAGACCGCACAAAGTGTTCACGCGTCTGTTGTTCCAGGACATCTCGGAGCGCGTCTCTATGAGCTTGTGAGAGCGTCTGAAGATGAATGGATACTGCAAGGGTCAGACGAAGAACCAATGACACAGAAGCGCATGTTTCATGTATGGCAAGCGTTAGTCGAACAAGTGGACGGCGTCCCCTACCGTCCAATGAGCCGCCTGCGCAATTCGTGGCAGACGTTCACCCATTGGGAGCTAGGCGTTGAGCGCGAGAAGATTGAACGCATGATGGGCCACAAAGGCACGAGCGTCACGGAGATTCACTACGATAAACCAGAAGCGGAAATGCTCGCGAAGACCATCGCCGTTGCATACAAAGCGCATCCATATGCAGATAATTGGGACGAATTGGGACGAAAATAATATCTATATAGCTGTTGACCTGCGAAAATAATAGATATGAATAGTCTCTTTCATTGTAGCAGTTAAATATCTACATTGTTTATATGCGTATTAAGTGCAGTTTTGTTGGCGATAAGGTTCAGAAGATACGCGTAAAAATGCCATTTGGGACGCGCTTGGGACACAAAAATCCCCCTCCCAGCATAAGCCAGGAGGGGTAAATATTACTTAATGCTTGCGATGTAACCATCATCGTTGGTGGTTACGGTGATGTCGCCTGTAAGCAGTTTGCCTTCCTTGTCGAACGCGCAGATGTTGTCTGCTCCAACTTCATACAAGCAATCTTCGACTCGTGAGCCGTCAGAGCGTAGATAGAACCAGTCATCGTCGAGCTTGAGCCAGCCAGTAATCATGCGGCCAGTCTCGTCGAGGTAGTACTGCCTGCCGTCGCGCTCCTGCCAACCTGTGGCCATGCGGCCGTCAGATCCTAACAAGTACCAGCTTCCGTTGTACTCAAGCCAATCACCCGATTCAAGTGCGCCAGTCTCGCCAAAGTACCACCAGAACTTCTCCGAGCCTTCCCAGGAAGCATGGACCCAGCCTGTGAGCATCCAACCGGATTCATTGAAGTAGTACCACTTATCGCCGACCTTATACCAGCCAACAGCGTACTCGCTCGATGACTCGCCCGTCTGGTACCACCAGCTGCCCTTGCCATCGGTATGCCAGCCAATCTCAGAGCTTGAACGGGTGCCGGTCATAACCTCATACCAGTAACACACACGCTCCATAAAGTGAGTATTCTGAGAGCCGGCAAGCTCGCCAGGGCAAGCGGTTGCCACGATCTGTTTGTGTGGTCGAACGTTGCTGCCCCATCGCGGGTATCCAAGTCCGTACTTAATGAGAAGAGCGGCCACGAGGTGTGCGCCGCTCTCTAGGGTTGCTTCGGAGACTGTCCAGGGCGATGTGGAATTATTAGCATGCTCAATGCTGATACTTTCACAGTTAGCAACCCAGCGACCACACGCCCATGCGGTATTGCTCTCTAGTACGTGCTGGGTGATAGTGCCTTCACCATCCACAGAATAGTGCGCAGATTGTGCCTGCATCCTGTCCCACATGGCAGTAATGGCTGCACCGTCTAAGCCTGTGGCGGCTTCATGATGTACAACGATATACTGCACGGAATGACCGTCTCGCCCAGCTGAATATGCTGACGTTGGAATATATGCGTCAGCGGTAATCTGTCCGGAAAAGTCAGCCATTAGCGCGCCTCCTCGTCTAAAGGGCTTACGCTTGGTTTGTCATACGTCATTGCACGTGCAGAATCGCTTAGTCCCTTGGTGGTTGGGTCGACAGTCACACCAATAGCACCCAAGACGGCAACTACCACAGTGCCGATAAGATATGGATTGCTAATGAACTTAACGAATACATCAGCCAAGCTGCTCCAAGTGGTGAGGTCAGAGTATGCCAGTCCAAGGTATGCCATGATTGGACTCATGACAATTCCAGCCATACCAAGCCACCATGCAGGGTTGTGAAGACGTACTTTCCAGTTAATCATGTGAATCTCCTTAAATAAGAATTAGTGTGTATGCGCCTGTTCTAGGCGTTCCAGCCGTCCCGCCTGGTTGCGGGTCACATCCTCGACCACTGCCAGACGGGTATCGTGATGAGCGATGTTCTCTTTGAGCGTTGAGATAACCTCATCGGTGCGTGCCATGTAAGCGGCAAACGCTTTCTGGCTGTCTTCAGCGTCACCCCTGAGCTGTTTCACGCCTTCTTCAATACGTACAAGCCGCATCGCATCTTCATTGCTTGCGCGCGTCATCGCGCGTGCACCATTGATGAGGGATACCATCATGCCCAAGAATGAGACAGTCGCAATAATCTGCTCGAAGGTTAGTGGGTTCATGCCGTCACCTCCTATTCCAGACTCTTAGGAATGAGAGGAACAATGCCCGAGCAATACCCGCTGTCATAGTTATAGAGGTACACGTGGCCATCGCCGCCACCAGCAGCGCCAAGCCAAATCTTGGCGGTGTTGTTTCCCTTCTGCGTTGCAAGTGGATAATATCCAGCATTAGACGGGAGCAAGTTGTCAGGAATTTCTATTGGAGTTGTGTAAGTCGGATAACCGCCAGCCATCCAGCAATCAAGATACATAACTCCGCCACGGACGCAATAACGAACTCGTACATAAGCATTGTTGACTAGATCCCTCCAAGGGATAACATGCGATAACTTCATTAACTTGATAAGTTCACTACAAGCGATAGTCTCTGATTCTTGTCCGTTCCTTACTTTTAGCGTCACGGCTGAATCGTCCAAGATAAATCGTGTCATGTTTGTTTTGTCTTGGGAATAAAGCTTTAAAGAAATTGCGTGCGAGTCGCTCGATAACCAGTTGTCTGGCTTTAGAAGAATATTCTTAGTCGTTAGAGCGGTTGCTATGAAGTCGGTACCGTCTTGATAGCCAGCGACAACATTAAGCGCTCCGTTATTGAGGTTGATTGTGCTGCTGTCAAACTTTGCAACCTGCACGTCCGCGTCGTTGTAAATGCTCATACCTTGATTATTCACAGTAACGTGAGCGGCGTTCTTATCTCCAACATGTGCGCCGTCCGCGTCATGCGAGAAAACGTTTGTCATATCTTCGACTGCTGTCTTTGCTTCATCTGCCTTGTTGCTTGCTTCTGTTGCCATGGTCTTTGCCTCCTTTGCTGTGTTGTTAGCGTTTGCTGCGTCTGTGGCCACGTGACTCACTTCCTCTGCTGCCTTCTCAGCTTTAGCTGCGACAGTCTCGACTTTCTCCGCCGCCTGTGTTGCGGTGGTTGCAACATCGGCAATCTTCTCCGTGGCTGCGTCAGCCTTCTTCTCAACCGCTGCTGCCTTCTCCTCGACTGCTTGGACCTTGACCGTAGCTTTGTGGGTGTCTTCTACCGTCTTGCGCGTGGTCGATGCGAGGGCGGTCAGACGCTTCTCAGTAGCTTCCTGCGTGCGTTCCTGGGATGTTGTTCCACTCTTGGTCAGCGTGCCTTCGATTGCGCCAAAGCTGTATCGCGTGGCCTTTGGGTCCACGAGGTTAATCGTTCGACCAACACAGAGCATCATACGGTCGATGCCATGCGGCTCGCTTGTAACCTGGACACGCTGCAAGTAATCAATCTGTTGGACAGCCGCGTCTGCGTAGTGTAAGTCCGTAGCGCTCACCGTAATGGAATCGGAAAGCTTGCCCGCTGCAAGGTCGGCCACTGCTTTGTCCGCGAGTGCCTGTGGCTGGCTCAGATGGTCATACTCCATCAGCTTCTCGATGACGCCGTAACGCTCAGCCATTGCAGTATCGACAACCGCATCGCCGACAATGTCATAGCCACCGCCAACGTAGGCGTGCTCGTCATCGATGGTTACATCCTTCTCGTCTTCGCCTTCGCCGGTCTTTCCTACAGGAACGATGGCCGTGTAGATGTCCTTACCGTCCGCGCCAGTGTTTAGATCTAGAAGGTTCTGGCCAAGCTCTACAGACTGAGCAGCTTCGCTTGAGCCGTCCGCGTTCAGCCAATCGAGGTAGTTATCCTCGCCCACATAGCGAACACGGAAATAACCGCCGCAGAGCTTCGTGAGCTTCTCGCGCATTTCCTTCAGTGTGGTTGGACGAGTTCCTGTACCACGCTGAAGCGCGCCGAAGTTAACGCCAGCGTTAATGCCTACCTTGAACTTCTCGCATCGGTTAGATACGCGTGAGTTGTGTTGCTCAATGAACCACTCGAACAACTCGCCGGCCTTAGCGGGCGCGTTAATCTCGCAGTCAATCTCGTCGGTGTCGTATGTCTTATAGGGGCGGACGGTGGTGTCGTTGAGGTAAGCCATCGCGCCTTCGCAGATAACATCAATAGATCCGTTCATGGACATCGACACTTTACGGATTCGACCACGGAAGAGAATCTTCTGTGTCTCGTGTTCCGTGAGCTCAATCTCGCGCTCGGTGTTCATGACCGATTCACGATTAAACGCGCGCCAAAGCGGGTGTGTTGGCTGCACGGTAAAAGAAAGAGTCGGAGACTGCCCCGACTCTTCTACAAGCTTACCAGCTGAAATCTGCACGCCTTCCTCACGCGGATCATGAATGACGTTTCCCGCATAAGTCAGTACATACATTTACGCCACCCTCTCCCACATATACACGGAGCGATATGGTGGCATGTTGTTGTGAGGTTGTCCGCCGCCAACCGCGTCAACTTGGAAGCGGTAGTTGGTATACGTATCTGCGGAGCGAGCCGTCCACTGATTGCCGCCACCGTTGTCTGTGCCATAGTGCATGGAAGTGTCGTGGCTGTGGCTTGGCATTTCATTGATAGTTAGCGTGTGAGTGTCCTCGCCGCCCGTTGAGCCGGCTGGAAACTTCTGCGACTGTGCTAACAGGAACACACCATTCAGCGCCTGCCAAGTACCGCCCAGAAACGTTGCTGGGTCAGTTGGCTTGGTGCTTTGGTAAATCGCACCCACTGGAAACATAGCGTCCAGGAGGTCGAAGTTCTTGGCCAAGTCCTTAATAGTCTGAACAGTCTCGTCCGTGACGTCAGGCTTCGTGAGACCCAGCCTTGGAGTCTTTGTACTCATTAAATGTCCTTCCAATCGAAGTCGAGCATAACTGTTGTGTTGTTGTGCGTCTCTGCGTCATCGACGTACGCATGCTCGTGCCACGTTCCGCGCATGTCCTGCCACTTCTTACCCGCTAGACTGGACCACGTCAGACCCTTGAGCCTGTTCTTTCCAGCGCGGCCAATGTAAGCCAGGCTTGTGCCGTCAAACTTATCCCATGTAAGCCCCGCATAATCGCGCCATATCGCCGTTCCATAGTCCGGCGTGGTGTTCACGGTTACGCGGTTCTTTCCGTTGTGAAGTTCCAGGTCACGGTTTATCCACACACCCGGCTGAAGGTCAACGGTTCGCCCGTTGATGTTGACCAGGGCGCGTGTTTGGCATGTGATGGTCGGAACCACCGCATGCGCGGGACCGTCGATGATGTAGGTCTTGCCAAGTTCACCATCAAGCTCGTAGTGCATGACGCCGCGCGACTTGTATGGATCTGCAGTAATCGTTAGCTTGATGGCCGCCGTCTCGTCGTAGAGCGTCTGGGAGGTTACCTCGAAGCGTCCTATGTACGTATAACCCTCGTCCCAGGACAGCGTAAACTCTAAGCGCCTACCATGGAGCATGTTACGCAGAGCGGTCAGCGTCGTCTCAACGCTTGCCCAGTCGTGCGTGTCGAGCGGTGAGAGCGTGATGGTGATTGTCCGCTTGTCGAACACCGGAGCGCCCGTCAGCCACTCAGACAAGTCCAGCACGCCATCGCGTCCAGGGATAGACACCGTAGACGTTCTAGTGGCTGGCGGCGCTTCTCTGGGGTTAGGGAGCGCGCGGCGGGCGGGGGGGCGAAGGGGGCGCCCACCCACCACCAGCTCGTTGCC